CCATGGGGATAATATCGGCTATCGTTTGCCCTTCGGGGAAGGGAAGCATTCCGCCTTCCTGGGGGATGGCCGCCGGCGCTTCCGCGACCGCGTCCTCCGCCGCTATCCAGGTGCATTCGCAATTAGGGTGCTGTGGAATGCTGGGGGCCTCTCCGCTATCAATCTGCTTTTGGGTATAAACCTTTCCGTTATGTTCTCTACAGTCGCATGTCCAGGCCGGATCTTCCTCCGGATCCGCAACGTATTCCAGGCGATCGATTCCATGGCCGGCATAGCTTTTACGGATCCCTGAATTCAGGGCAAAGCTCGTTTCGGTCCGGGCTATCATCAGGGTCCGGTAATTTAATAATTGGTTCGCTTTCGCCCTCGAAAGCTTATCTATCATATCTTCGGATAGCCCTTGGGCATAAAGATCCGTTGTATAGTTTGCCAAAGCCGCCGCAAGCCGGGAATTTAACCCGACAACCGATCGAAGATCCTTGGCTATTAACTGGGATGAACGGCCCGATAAAATGGCGGGTCTTACATAGGCGGTTATTGCCCTTCGCTGCTGTCCGGTAATTTCAACGACTAATTCCCCGGTATGAACCTTGCTATAGGCGATAGCGTCAAGGGTTTGGGGCGAATCGTCTAATATTTCTCCGGCGTCTGTTAAAATATCTTTTTTAACCGGAATGAAAACGGATTTATATCCATCCCGGAATACCTTATCTTCGATAGGTTCAAATATCTTTCGGGCTTTTTCCTCGAGTTTGTCCCAGTCTAATAACCGGGCCGCGTATCTATCAGCCTGGGCCTCCGCCGCCGCCGGGTCGATCGTCGCCGTAAAGGATGGCGGGTTAGCCTTTAAAGCCGATATCAGGGCCTTCCCTGTGGCTTCTCTCCATTGGATAAAGGCCCGGGTCATAGCCGGCCGATTCTCAGCCGCTAATTTTTTGAAGGTAACGAGGGCCGCTTGTCGCCGTTTCTCCCGGTCTGCGGCTTTTCGTGCCTTCTCAATATTACGCATGTTCAATCCATAAGATCCGGTTCCGTTGGCAAAAAATAATGCTGTTTTTGGGGGCATAGGGAAGGGCAACAAAAACAATGTTTTCTAATTCTTTAATCCCTAGCGTTCTAAATTCTTCCTCGAGGGCGTTTTTCATATCGGTATGGGCTATGGCTTTTGTCGATTGATATAACTTTTCGGAAGCGCCCGAAATATTTTGGATCGAGTCCCGGACCGCCGCGGCAAGGGCTTCCGCGGTCCTCCTTGCCTCTGATTCGGCGATCGTTTGGCGGTCCGGGTTATCCATGGATTAATTCCGGCTTCCGGGGATTCTTAAATGCGGTTCGATGCTAACGCCATGGCCCGACCGTTCGGCCGCGACCTTTTCCATGGCGAGGCGTTCGGCCATCTTTGATTTTGCCTTTTCCATTTCCTCTTCGCTTACGGTTTGGATCAAGGCAATATTAGCCGATCTTGTATAATACATTTTCCCGGTTATCGCCTTTATAGCGATCGTCTTTCGGGGCTTCGAATAAATGGCTTCGATTTGCTTTTGATCGAGGCTTTCATTCGTCAAGAGGCTCATCGGCGGGACTGTTGTGTAGATGATCATCGGCATTTTTGGACCCTCCTTTGGATTCCATTTCTTTAATAAATTTGTCGACCTTTGCGGCTAGGGCCGCTATATCGGGTTCCCGGCCGGAAGCTGCGGCGCCGACCGTTGCATCCGCGACCGGAACGTAATTTGAAGCGATATAAAAGGTTTCCGCGTTTTCATCGTCCGGCGGATCAATCGAAAGCTCTTCGGCTATCATCTTTCGGTTCATAACCCCGATTCCAAAAGCCTTGACGCAACGGTCCATGATTTCCGTTTTGTCCCGGACGTCCAATTCGGCCCAGTAGAATTCTACCAAATTAAGGCCGAGGCCCTTTTGTAAAATCTTGGTTATGATCCGGGCGGTTTTATACTTCCTGGGGTTAACTGTCGAATCAACGTATATCCTGCTTGATTCGGTTGCCGTCGACCCGGAAAGGGATCCTACTTCATTAATCCCGATTCGATAGGGCGGCATTGCATAGCAAACCAGGATTTCATTCCGGAGGGATAACTGATAAAGCTTGAAATGCCCTTCCTTTACTTCGGCTATAAGCGGTTCCCAGGTGATTTGTCCGCCGTCCGGGGGATTGATAACAAGAGTTTTGTGGGCATGGTTCGAACCTTTGATTTCATTGTCGATAAAATCCGATATGTTTTTAGCTCCCTCTTCGTCCCAGTCCCCGGTTAAAGTTACGATAGCCGCCGGGACCCCGTAATTTTCAAAAAAGGAAAGGTTATAGTCCCGGATACCGATCATCCCTTTGATACTTCCGACCGCTGGATAAATCGGGGGGGCGCCGTAATACCGGGATGAAGGAAAATATTCATTCCAGAATATAAGTTCGTTTGCTTTTTTGGGGGAAGTCTTGCCGCAAGGGGCGCCCGAATCTTGATCGATATCCTCCGCTTCTCCGAAAGCCTTAAACCAGCGCTTCCGAGTCCCCCATAGTTGGCAATATTTTTTCCCGCTTTTGTGCATCCGGATTGTATGGGAAGGGATATGGAAAATCCCATTTACGAGGCCGAGGCTATTCCGGCTTACTTCCAGGCTTGCCCAGCCGATCGACTCGGAATCGATTTCGCATTTTTCCATAATGGTTTCGATTTCCTCTAAATCGTCCAAGCTGGGGTTTTTGATAAAGGTCCGGGCCGTCTTGATTTGGGCTTCCGTTTCCGGATCCGTTCCATCCCCCTTTTCGGTTTCGGTTCCATCTTCTGGTATTACTTCCTCCGCCGGCGTGATATCCCAGCCTTGACCCGTTACGTCCTTTCCGATTTGGCGACAACATTTATCATAATAGGTACAATTCTCCATTAAAGTTATTAAGGCGTTCACGTTGAAGGGAAGCGGGATAAGGTCATTTTCTGTAATAAATTTTTCTTCATTCCTGATTTGCTTTGATTCGGCTTTTTCGGCCTTGGACGATTTTTGGATTTCTTCCCGTTCCAAATCTTTAAAGGGAAATATCCCCCTCGAAGTTCGGACAAATCGGAATACCTTCCCCGTCTTTGGGCCGGCTGGTGCCTCTCCGGCAACGTGAGCCGGTACATTAATCATCATCTTCGGATTTTGGCTTTCGAGTTGTCCCGAAGACGCGACCTTTGCGTGTTGGTTTTGTTTCATCGGATTTTCCTTTATCTGTCGATTCGGCGGGCGCCGGCGTCGGAACTTGGGATTGAGGTAGGATTGATTCTATTGGTTTTGGCTGGGCTTGGGGCGGCTTGGGAAGGATTGAGTCTATGGGTATAAAATCCTTCGGGGGAATCCATCCGGCCGGATGGGTTTGATCATATGCATATGCATCTTGTTCAAGGACTGATTCAGGCTCGACCGGCTTTGCCTTGCTTCCAATGGCGGATATCGCGCCCCTTCCGGGAATAAATACCCAGCCTTTCGTTTTTTTCATGCCCATTTTCCATTTAACGAAATATCGAGTTTCGTCCATGGCATGATCATTTTCCTTTACGGGACGTCCTTTCCGTTGATAATAACTTGATATTTCCCGTAACCAGTCCTTATTATGCGCGTGATTCACAAAAAATAAAGGCCTTCCGAAAACGGGCCGCATAGCGTTCCGAACCGCCTCAAGGCCTGAATCTATATCATTATCGGCTGGAATTACCTTAATCCCGGCGGCGGCCCATTCTTTAATCAGGTCCGGCCGGCTCGGATCCCCGACCCCCTCATGGGCATATAAAAACCATGGCCGGCTCTTCGCCTCTTCGATTATCCGAGGATTTGTTGTATTCCCTTCGTATATCATATCAATTCTTACCCATCCCAGCGATTCGAAATATTGCCAGGCCCCGACTGAAAACGGATGGGTCCCGCCCCAGTCGAAAGAAAGGAATACCGGAAGGCCCGGATTGAATCCCGGAACGAATCCGCCGGCGTGAGTCGCTTCATCATATTGATCCCCATATACTAAATCGGAACGGCCTATTTTCCTACAGAACCATTCGATTTCAACGGTTTGAAGGTTCAACGTTGAAAGTTTGTCGACAAAATCATCTATCAAATAATAGCCGTCCGCCCGCTTCATTTGAATCCCGGGACAAAAGGAAGTCAAGGGGCATGTACTACAGGCATAGTCTTTGCATGATTCCAGGGTTTCCCAAATGCACCATTTATAAATCTTTTCTTTTTTTAAAAGGGCCTGATTGATAGCTTGATCCATCATGCCGCCGAAGCGGTGATTAGTCGATAACTTCCCGACCCGGGACCGGATCTTGTGTTTTGTTTGGGGCTGGGAAAGCGCCGAATTATAAACGGTTTCGTCCATTTCGTCTATTTCATCCATGATCAAATGTTGGGGGTGAGGGCCTCTAACTGATTTAGATGAAGCCGTTAAAACCGAAACCGCGCTTCCATTCCTCCATTTGGATATTGATTTTGAAGGTTCCGAAATTAGGTATTCGTCTTGAAGATCCGTAAGCGCCCAAAAATCGCCGAAGCCCTTATAAACCTTTTCCGATTGCGTAAAGCTACCGCCCAGGATGGAAGTCTCGAGGCGTGGAAGGCTCGAGGATAAAGCCCAGGTTATCAAGGCCGCTAAATAACTCTTGGATCCGGATCGATTTGCCCATACGGTGAAGTTTTGGGTTTTAAGGGTTAGGGCGTCCGATAGAAAATCAATCGGGGCGCAATGGTCTTTTTCTTCGCAATTATGATAATGGCCGACTATAGGCTCTTTTAAAAGCGCTAACAGTTTTTCAACATCAGTCGTACTGGTTATCCGGTGCTTCAATAATGAACGGATCCCCGCTTTCTCTATTATTTTCGTGAAAGGGCCGTTCGGATCCTGTAAGAAGTTTAACCGGCTTTCCGTTTCCGGCATAGGCTTCCCGGAGAATGTTAGCAAGTTCGGCCGGGGTCTTTGCTCCAAATTCATCGAAAAATCTTCCTAATTCCGTGTATAGATTATCATTAATGTTTCGAATGTCAATTTCGGCCGGCGCTTTATATACAAATCCGAAGCTTTGAAGTTTTTCAATAAGTTCCTTTTCTATTCTCCAGGCCGTCCCTATATCCCCGAGTTCAACGGCCCGGCGGAAGAGAAAGGAAGCCTTCATTTCAAGGCTCCTGGCAACGGATAATATATCCGTATCCAATAATTCCTTAGATGATTCTTTTATGAATGCTTTCCTAACTTGGCAAACATAACTTTCCGTTACGTCCAATAAATCTGCAATTGCCCAGTATGGCGTATCCGGCTGAGTCTCAATGAAAAATAAGATGATCCGCTTCCGGGCTTTCGAAGATAGTTTGTTCGGGTCGATTTGCCTTGCTTGGATCCGGGCTATCATATACCGGATCCGGTCTTTCCGCGTCAATACGGCTCCGGCCTTTAACGTTCTTAAATTATCGATCGGGTCCGGGGCCGTTGCGGGAAGGTGAGTCGGTCCGCCGATTGGATACTTTAGCTTTTTCTTCATTCGGTTTCGGCTTCTCGGGATTTCCTCTTGAGGTACATCCGCCTTATCTTAGCATATTTTATTTTTATTTAACTATAAACGGGACTTGACGTATCGTTTGCTTTCGTTTATATATAAAGCATGAACATTGTATTTACCGGCCATCGGGATAAAAGGGCCGAGATTTCTATCTTTAAGGAAATCGCGGAAAAATATCCCCGGTCGACTTGGTTCCATGGCGGCGCTATAGGATTTGATTCCCAGGTGGAGGAAGAGGCCAAAAAGCGGAATATTCCGACCCGGGTATTCATCCCGAATTATGACCTTTACAGGCGGAATGCCCCTTTGGTTCGAAATATCGAAATGCTCAATTACGCCGACCTTGTTGTCGCTCTCTATGACGGGCGTGTATCCGGTGGAACGTTCTTTGTGATTTCCCGGGCCAAGGCCCGGCGAATCCCTATTCTCTTTGCGCCTTTCGCTATAGCCCATGATTATAGCCCTTGGGGTATATTTGCCCCTTCGTCCTGATTTCTACCGTATATCAATTCCGGCCTTGCCCATACCCTTTGAAATTTTCCCCATTCTTTATTTTTAGGGCCGTCCCTGTATAACATAGCCATAGGGGTTATCCCGAGGGAAAGAACGAATTTTAACCGGGCCTCGGCTTTGATATATTCGTCCCCTGGATACCCGATTAATACATAGGCTCGAATCCGATGGCTTTTTAGGGGAAAGCCGGCTTTAACCATTATTTGAACGGCTTCCCTTAAAGGCTCCGCCTCTTGGGGGGAATCATAAGCGAAAAATACGGCCCGGGGCTTTAATTCCCGGAGGGCTTCCGCTTGCCATGGCTTTAATCTTTTCGCCTCGAGGCCGCCTGTGAAGGATGGCCGGCTGCTTTGGGTTTTTAGCATGCTAATAACCGCTTTGATATGATCATTACTACATGCTAACAAATTATCGTCTAAAATATTATTACCGGGTTTAATCTCAAGTTCTCTAAGGGTGCCTTCCCTTTTCCATACCGAACAAAACCAGCAATGATTCGGACAACCGCGGCTCGTTATCGTATAACCCTTTTTCAGGTATAGGCCGGGTATGAATTCTCCGCCGGGCAATCCCAGGGCCGGCCCGCCCATTTTTACCGGGGCAACATGGCGCCAGGCTCTTAATAACCGATCGGCGGCCGGCAAGTCCCAGGTAAAGGTAACGGAAATATGAATTTCGTCCGCTTCGTCAAATAACCCCGGATCCGTATAAATCCGGACGTTTTCATCGGAAGGGGTTGCTTTTGTTCGCCTTGGGAAAATCCGGATGATTTTCATTTAAATTCTGTCGATCGAAGGGAATCGTCTTTTTCCTCGAGGTTTTTGTCGATTTGGCCGGATCCGCCCTTTTTGTCCTCATTTCCCATGGTTCCCGGGAATTCCGGTATTTCCCCTTTCTTTTCTTCGGTTTCCCTGAATCCGTCCTTTCTGTATGGTAATTTCGGCTTTTCCCCGGATTCAAGGAAAAGTTGAAGTTTTTTCCCTGTTTTCTCAATTCGGATGTTTTTGATAACTTTTGCCTTGATCCAGGCTAATATATTCGCTCTGGCCGTTACATCGGATCCGTAATGATGCTTTATCCCGGACATCATTTCGGCCATGGTGCAGCCGGGATAATCCCTCACGTAATTTATTACGTTCTGGCTTGTTTCCCTGAATGGTGTCCAATATCCCCCTCGGGATCCCGCCGGGCATTCCGTCTTTTGTTTCTCGTTTAGGGCCTTTTGTATCCTGTCTGATATCCTTCGGTTTAGTTTCGGGCTTACGGCCGGGAGGGTATAATCGTTTTGATCATAAATAACCCCTATTCCAAGATTGGTTGTTACTTCCTTTATGGCGTCTTTTGTTACATAGTCCCCCGGGGCCGGGACCGCTATAGATACAAAATTAGCATCCCGTTTCCATTGAAGCGCTTGCCCGATAACCTTCATTATCCCGGAAACCTTGCATTCGATAACCCATATGATTTTCCCCCGAACGGCGACAATATCCGCTATTGATCCCCCTTCGCCTGTCTTTACTTCCTGGTACACTTCCCAGCCGGCCGACTGTAAATATTCAATAACCGCTGCGGCAAGTTCGGTTTCCTTTGTTTTCATTTGTCGATCTCGAGACCGGCGGCAAGTTTGGTTATATCAACGGTTCGGTTAAAACTTGCCTTATCCGAATACCTGATTATTAATTCGGCCGTGTTCGGGCCGTGGATATGGAAGTAATAATCGAATCCCTCGAGATTTCCTAAAAACTGGCATTGGTTACAATCGTGAATAAAATGCGGCCGTAACCATTTCTTCCCCTTTTTATCCCGGACCCTATAAAGGATTGAATTCAAGGCGATAATATCGGTTTTTAATTCAGTTGGAAGTATGGGGACGTTTTTCCTCACCATATCGGCGTATAGCCTAAGTTTGGCTTCGGCCCATAGCCTCAATTCCTGGTTATTCATTTTCTATCTCCGCGATTGATTGGATTATTTCATAGGCGATTTGCGGGACGATTGAATTTCCGAGGGCTTTAAGTCGGTCCACCCTTCGGGGTACCCTTGCATCCACTCGACAAAGGCGGGCTGCAACCTCAGTCCAGAGCGCGTTCCATGCTTCACCGCTTGGCCTAATTCGCAACCGTGCCCGTCGCTCCCGACTCCGTGAATCGTCGGGAGAAGCCGGCTCATTTTCGTTTCCAAGTCGTCCCCGCCGCTCGCCGTCCCTTTCGGGGCCGGACCGTGAGTGTCCGACACTTTCATGGTTGGCAATAATCCATACCCTATCCCTTCGATGCGGGGCATTGAGGGCGCAAGCCGGAATAACAACCGGCTGGACTTCATAGCCTTCGCCTTCCAGGTCAGAACACACTTGCTCGAGTTCCATATTGACGATACCAGCAACATTTTCACCAATAACCCAAGCGGGCCGGGCTTCCGAAATAACTCGGAGCATTTCCGGCCAGAGCGCCCGAGGATCATCCTTGCCTTTTCGTTTCCCGGCAACGCTGAAAGGCTGGCAAGGAAATCCCCCGGTAAGCAAAGTTGCCCCTCTATATCGGGTTCCGTCGAATTCTCGGATATCTGCGAAAAGCGAAGGGCGTTCGGAAGTTGGTTCATGTGGGAAAGTTTTCCCGGCTTTATGTGTTCTGGCCCGTTGGCCCATTTCCAATCCCGAGCCGCCGGCGTCGGTAATAGCGCCGAATCTTGCTTTAAGGACCGCTTGGCAATATGGATCGATTTCACAAAAGGCGACCGTTCGGAATCCGGCCCATCCGGCGGCAAGGGCAAACCCTCCGATTCCTGAGAAGAGGTCGATATGGGTTTTTTCATTCAACGTTCATATCCTTTCATCGGGGTTATCCGCAAAAAATCAAATATCCATGGCCGCGTATCCGCCATTAAGGAAAGCCCGCCGATTCTGTCGATCGCCGCATTTATCTCTGCGGCCGTCGTTTTATACTTTATCGCAAGGATGATAATCCCGGCCCGCCATTCAACCATAAATCTAAACCATGATTCGGGATTTGTCCGCCTCAATACTCTATAGCCGGAATTGGTGAATTGAGCGCCTCCGCCGCAATACATACAGCCTATAGTTTTAGCGCCCCGGGAAATGGCCGGGTGCCTCTCGAGGCCATGGATCCGGATATAGGATGAAATGTCGCTATCCTTCCATCCTAACAGGGGGTGTAATATCCATAGTTTCGCCCGCTGGTTAAAGCTTAAACATCCCTCGTTTTTTTCCCTCATGCCCCTTATTGAATCGTCGTTTCCGCCCCGGATCCCCGTTAATTGTAGATTTGCCCCGTTATTTATTACCAATTGGCGACCCGGAATTATCTTCATATCCCTGCAACATTCCGAAACGTTCAATTTAAAATCGGATTCCGTATGCTTCATATTCCATAACCGGGCCGCCTGTTTCCCGAGCATCGGCCATCCGACCCGGCTCCATTGATCGATAGGGTTTCGGGGCGCTTTCGCCGTCCGAAGTTCAAAGCCGTAACCGCTAACTATTCGATTTATATAATCTCTTGTTTCCGGATATTCCATCCCTGAATCAACATGGATAATCAAGGGCCTATGATTTGTTCTTGAGATAATATCCAAAAGGACGAGGCTGTCGCCGCCGCCGCTAAAGGCTAATGCCCAGCGCCCTTTGATCCGTCCGCCGGCTTCGTCTATAAACTGGAAGGCTTTCGCCTCTACGTAGGGGTTTAATTCGGTGGTTTCCTTCGCCGTAAAGGCTGGGATTTGATATTCTTTCTCTCCCAGGATGGCCGCGGCTAATTGATCCTTATCCATGGCCCTTTTTTTGGGGCTTTAAAGGGGAAGCCGGCCCGGGC